CGGCTCAGCGGTCGCCACCGTCCGGCCTGAGGCCACGGTGCCAGTCGAGTCTCGGGTCACGTACGGCGCCAACACGTTCGAGGTTCTCGACGTGGTCATCGGCAAAGGCCTGCGCCGGCCCTCGCACCTCGAACTGATCCTTGGGGGGCCACGATGAGCGGACAACGCCACATCGCTTTCACCGGGTTCGAGTTCCCTCGCACCACGACCGTTGAGAAGGCGGTGCGTGACGCAGGGCTGAAGGGCTTGGAGGACGGCGGCGAGTTCCTCCTCGAAGAATCCAACCGCACGATCCCTCACGAAACCGGCGAGATGGAACGCTCCGGGCTTGTGTCGAAAGACGAGACGGCGGGCGAAGTCGCCGTCTCCTACAACACGCCGTACGCGCCCCGGCAACACGAAGACACCCGGCTGAGCCACGACGAGGGCCGCCGCCCGAAGTGGCTGGAGCAGACGGTCACTGAGCAGTCCGGCCGCATCATCGAGCATGTGGCGGATGCCGTGAGCAAGGCAATCGGCAACTGATGCTCGCTGCAGCGATCGCCAAGCATCTGGCCGTCGAGCTCGAGTCGCTCACGTTCGACCCGACTGGGGTCAGCGGCAACGTGTTCATCGGCGTGATGCCCTCGACGCCGGATGCGGCTGTGATGCTGATGCCGAACGGTGGTCAACCCAACCTGACCCGGGACCCGCATGACCGGCCCAACATTCAGGCCCTGGTCCGTGGTCCTCGCCACGATCCACGCCCAGCGTTCGCACTCGCTGATGCGATCTACGGCCGGCTCGTCTGCCTGCGCTACGTGACCCTCGACGAGAGCGGCCCCGACGAGATCTACGTCGTCGGCGTCACCGCTAGGCAGTCCGCCCCCGTCGGCATCGGCGTCGACGCGAATCAGCGCCCCGAGTACTCCCTCAACTTCGTGTGCGACGTCCTCGCACCCACCGTTCACCGACCCGCCTACACCGGAGGCTGACCCATGCCCGTCACCAAGATTCTTGCCAGGGACTACCTGTTCGAACTCAACGCCGGGTCCGAAGGCGCCCCGGATTGGGTCGAGATCAAAGGCCTCACCACCTGGTCGCACAGCCCCGCAAAGGGCGAGGCCGATACGACGTCATTTGATGAGGACGGTGCACAGTCGCACCTCCCTGCGTCCCGTGGCGGCGAGTTCACGATCAACGGGTTCGTGCTCGAAGACGAATCCAACGGCAACCGTGACCCCGGTCAGGCGGCTGTGGAGCAGTGGGCCGATGAGATCGGCCCGTCCGGTCTGTGGCAGTTCCGGATCACGTCCCCGGCCGGCAACACCCGCACGTTCCTGGCATCAGCGACCGTGACCGCTGGCGGCGGCGGCAACGACGACGCATCCGCTTGGGAAGTGGCCATCAAAGCGTCCGGGCTGATCACCCGAAGCGGCGCAGTCGTCGCCCCTGGTGTGCCCACTGTGGTTGCCGGGACCACCGCCGATGCCCACTCGATCGTCACGTGGACCGACTCGGTCACAGGTGCACCATTCGACCGCTACGAGGTCCGTGTCCTCGCAGGCACCAGCCTCGTCAAGACCGTCGCAGTGTCCACGCCCCAGGTCGCCTACGTGCCGCTCACCAACGATGTAGCGGTCACCTTCCAGGTCCGTTGCCGCAACAGCAGCGGATGGTCTGCGTGGTCGACGGCATCCGCTGCCGTGACCCCCACGGACTGACCTCATGGGCGACGACCGCACGCTCATGGACTTCGACGCGGCGTTCGAGGAGCGCCGCATCGAACCCATCAAGTTCAAACTGCTCGGTGAATGGTGGGAGGTGCCTGGTTCGATGCCAGCGGCGTTGCCGCTACGCATCTCCAGGCTCGTCACTGAGGGCCGTGGCACCGACGACCTCACCATGGCAGAGACGATCGATCTCGCCGCCGACGCGATCCCGCGTCCGATGCTGGCCGAGTGGCTGAACCGTGGCATCGACGAGGTTCGCCTCGGCAAAGTGATCGCGTGGTTGACCGCCCGCTACATGGGGTCAATCGGCGGTGACGACCCGGAAGCCGACGCCCCGGCGGTAGCGGCCGGGGCGCTCGGATCATCCTCGCACGATGGGCAATCATCGAAGCCGACTTCGCACGGGAGTACGGAATCAGCCTCCCTGGTGACCTCGACGGGATGACGTGGCGGCGGTTCTGTGCGCTGCTCGGTGGCTTGTCGATCGACAGTCGGTGGGTGCTCGCCACACGCGAGGCGTCGAAGGTCCGCACGATCGATGACCCTGCTGCCGCTGAAGCCTATTTCGCAACGATCTGAGGGGAGCTGAGCTATGGCGTTGAACGTCGGCACAATCGCGGCGATCCTGCAACTGGACACGGATCCGTTCAACAAGTCCCTCGATGAGGCCAAGGGCTCAGCGAAGGCGATGGGCAAGGAGACGTCGAAGGCCGTCGACGGTGTCACCGGGTCGCTCGATGACGCAACCGGCTCAGCGAAGGGCCTGACTAAAGCAATCGATGAGAGCGCCGCATCGTCGAAGAAGATCGGCACTGACACCACTGCGTCGCTCGACGGCGCCATAGACGCCCTCGACAAGACCGCTGACTCGGCAGGCGGGTTGGGCTCAGCGGTCGAAGAGTCTGCCGGTGAAGCCGTCTCGGGGATCGATGCGATTTCTCGTCGCCTCGACGAGATGTTCACCGAGTTCGACGCGATGGCCAACGGATTGGACATCGGCTCGGCCGCAGCCGAATCGGTCGGCAAGATCGGGCCAGCTGCGGGGGCAGCGTCCACGGCGATGGCGTCACTGCCTACGGTGCTTGCCGGTGTCACTGTCGCTGTCGGCTTGGCTGGCATGGCAGTGGAGATGTACTCGCGCCGCAAGAACGAGCAGCGTGAAGCAATCAAGCGGGTCGAGAAGGCGCTGCTGGATGAGACCGGTGCGCTCGACCTCAACTCGGAGGCCACGAATCGTTGGATCTTCGAGTCGTCACGGTTCGATTCCCGCAACCAGATCGATGACCTGGCCCGACTGGGGGTCAGCCACGTCAAGCTCGCCGACATGCTGGCGAAGGGCGCCGACGGCTGGGACCAGTTCGTTGCGAGTGCTGAACGGTCCGGCGAAGTCGTCGAAGTAGCCCGCAACGCAGCCGGCAACTGGGCGACGGCTGCAGGCAAGATCTATGACGCCAACTCTGATGTCGTCGAAGTAAACGGGCGGATGCTCGCTGGCAACGTCGATCTGATCGAGTCGTTCAGGATCGAGCAGACAGCGTTGGAGGAAACAGCGAAGTCTGGCGTTGCCCTGATGCTCTCCCAAGAGGGCGTCACCCGCGCCTCGCATGACGCCGCTGTCGCGGCGAACACTGCCGCTGACGGTGAAGTCGACTGGATTGCGGTCAACAAGCGTTTGCAGCAGGAGATGCAGGCCGCGGGCAAAGACGTTTCTGTGTACGCCAATGCGCTCGGGCATCTGACCGGTGAGGCTGCGTTGGCGGCAGCGAACCTCGAGGTGATGCGTACCCGGCTGTTCGGTGTCTCCGGCGCCGAATCCGCGTTTCAGAACGCCATCGAATCCTCAACCACTGCAACAACGAAGAGCAGCGGTGCGATCCGTGACCGCGAGAAGGACCTTCGGGCGGTTGAATCGGCGCAGCGTGCTGCCGCCCGTGCCACCGACCAGATGCGTGAGGCCGAAGAGAAACTCGCTGAGGCGCTCGCCCCGGCATCGGAAGAGGACAAGGCCAAAGCGAAACTCGACGAGAAGGCTGCCACCGAAGCT